AAATTACCAAAGCAACTGCAATGGAATTTGACGCTCGTGGACCATTAAATGAGATTTCAAAAGCAATTTCTTCTCTATCTGAGAGAATTGATTCAATCACAACACAAGCAGAAACAGGTGAAACACTCACAAAGAGTGCAGATTCTGTTCCTTCAATTAACGTTCCTTCTACAGAAGACTTGGCAGAAATGTCATGGGATGAGGTGCACAACCTTGCAAACAGCGCATTTAGGAGTGCATAAAACAGGAGATGATGAAAAATGGCAAGAAATTATGTACGAACAATAACTGATATGGAAAGATACTACTATGGTGCAGGTAACTCAATGGGTTACTCATACTCTGGTAGCGAACTACTGAAATCGGATAGCCCAATGCTATCCACAACCGCTGGTACTTACCAAGCAATCTATGGTAGAAAAGTATGGTCGCAACTGAACCAAGAGTTCAATGCGTTCTCTATTCTACCAAAGAGACCTTGGGACCGTTCTGGATGGCGTGTAATTACTGGAAAGCCTAACGGCGGTGCTCTACACGGTGGAGTTGCAGAAAACGCAACACTACCTGAGACTGTAAAGCCTACTTTCCAGCATGTTGCAGCAAAGCCAAAGACCATTGCTCACACATTCGATATGTCTGAGACAGCAATCTTCCTTGCAGACAAGGATGACGGTCTTGGTGACATTCGTTCAGTAATGAAAGAAGAGATGGGTAAGCACCACGCAGAAATGGTAAACAAGATGCTTCTAACAGATGCTTCTACCGTTGCTGGTAACAACTTCGAGTCTTTGGATAGAATTACTGTCGGTAACAACCAAATGGCTGCTAGTACTCACTACGATGCTGGTGACGAAGATATTTACTCAATTGACCGAAGTGCTAACACTTGGGCTTTTGCTGAAGATAACGCAGACGCAAGCAGTGTTAACAGGAACCTTTCTCTAGACCAATTAGATACACTTTTCCAGAACATCTGGGAACGTGGAGGAAACCCGAAAGTTATTCTAACTGGATATGATACTCTAATGAGACTACAGCAACTATTGCAGTCACAACAGAGATTCATGGAAGAGAAGAGAGTTACACCTACTTACAACGGAGTAAAGGGTGTACCGGGAATCGAGGCTGGTTTCATTGTTGCAACATACAACGGTGTTCCAATCATTCCTTCCAAGGACGTACCTAAAGATGGAATCAGTAGAATGTACTTCTTAGATACAGACTACGTTTACTTTAGTACAGCAATTCCAACACAGTATTATGAGAGTGGTATCGAAACAGGTGACCCATTCGCAATTAACAGACTGGGCCAAGAAGGACTATACCGAACCATGGGTGAAGTATGGACTACTTTCTTTGGTGCTCATGGTAGTGTGAGGGACCTACAATAAACAGGAGATGATGAAATATGGCAATTACATATACAACAAGCGCGAATGCGGTATTTACAGAGGATTTCGCTCTGGACTTATACGCAGGAACATCAGTAGACGACACAGCATGGTTAGACGGCGGAGCAGCAGCGGATTCATATCCCGGCTCTCTTGACGGATTCCAAGCAAAAAACAGTAACACAACTAATGCAACAGGTGGTGCAAAATTAGTATGCGGTAGATTCACTACAGCGCTTGCTAACAATGAGACACTTACATTAAGTGGAGATGCAACAAAAATTAAGGCTGTAATTATTGGAGACAATTCTACAGCAGCAGCAGGTGTAACACTAAAGGAAGCAATCAGCGATGCTGGTGTTGCTACCTTCAAAGTTACAGACACATCAGATGCATTAGTTACATGCTGGATGATTGTAGAATAAGGTGGATAAAGTATGCCGACTGTACGATATAATGGTCCTTCTTTCTATAGAAGAAGCCCTGATGCGTATAGCCCGGACTTTACACGCGGAGAAGTAAGGGAAGTAACTCAAGCATGGGTTGACGAGTTCAGCCGATACTTAGTTACCCCTTATTTCACCGTAGAAGGAAGTGAAGCAGTTCACAGAGACGAAGGAAATGATGGTATACCCGACGCTTCATGGCGTCGGGGTGCCATTGTCAAATGGCTCGGTGAACAAGGAGTAGACTTGTCCGGCACATACAGAACAAAAACATCTCTTTTAGCAATGGTTGACGAACATCTAAACCCACCTATAGTAGAACCAGAAGTTATTGAAGAACCAGTAATAGAGGAAGAAGTTATAGAAGAAGTTATAGAAGAAGCCGTTGTGGAAGAAACAACAGATAATAATATGGAGTGATAAATTATGGCATTTGCAAGTACAATAGACACAAGACCGCATTACATTGGTGACCTTTTAATGGTTACTGGAACTTTTACTAATGGCGTTGGAGACGCTGGTGGAAACATCGACTTATCTTCAATGTTAGCAGGAATAGTAGGGGCTGGCGCTAACGCTGGTTCATCTACTGCTGGCGCTGGTGCTGGAGTTGAAGGAGTTTTCTCCCTCATCAACGGCTCTACATTAGTAATACAAAGTGCCGCAGGTCAAGATGGAACATGGTATGCATTTGGTCGCCGCAATTAAGGCGGTGATTTAAGTGGCTAACATAGCAACATCGTACAAGATTATTGGACCCTTTTCTCCAAAAGAGTTCAGTGATACTACTACATTGGCTGCTACAATAAATACGGCTGCTGGGTCTTTGGGAGAGAGTGGTGACACTAATACTCTCATTGACTCAGTACCTTTTTCAATGTTAGGTAATGTTTACATAAAATTATCATGGGTGGTGAGTTAATGGCTTCAATAGACCCTAAGTTCAAAATTGTTGGACCTTTTAGTCCGAAGCAATTTTCTAACACTACTACCCTAGCATCTACTATAGATACAGCAGTTGGTACACTAACTGGTGCTACAAGCACTACTAGTCTAATAGCGGCTGAACCTGTAATAGTTTTAGGACAGGCATTTATTGTCTTGACTTATGTATGAGGTGTCATACATGGGATTCGAACTCCGTGAAATGGACATTGAGGACTTAGACGTTGCTCAAAAAACAAATGTTCGTTACTCATCTAGTATAGGTGAAGGTGCGGTTTTCGATACGCAAAAACCACTAGCAGGAGTGGTATCACAGCAGCGACAACGAAATAAGAACATAGGAGATATTCTAAATATCGGTTCTGGAACTCGTTGTCGCTACTGTGGTTTCTTGCATTTTATGTTTAGAGAAACATGCGGAGCATGTAACAAACCAATGGAATATAACATGGCGGAAAGGAGTGAGGAGGCAAGAGAGTAATGCCACAAGTATTCAGTCCGGGTGAAGCCGAAACACGACCTTTAGACCCTGATGCTATTGTATATACAACTGCTCAAAAAGTAGCAGACTTATTAGAAATAGGACCGCAAACAGAAGTTGCAGTTGCGGCAGATAGTGATTCTGACGGGGTATATATCACAGGAGCAGACTACAGAAATTGTGGTTGGGCTGTTGGTGATACAATTCTTATTTATTCAGACGCAGACCCTTTAGGTCTTGAGCGCACAATTTCATCTATTACTACATCTGTAAATGGTGTAAAATTAAATTTCACAGATAGTATTACGGCTGCTGATTATCAATCGGCAGATAATACCTATGTTCAAAATCAAGCCTCTTTTACTAACGGAAGAACAAGAGGTGTAAAGCGTTCTAAAGTTGAAGAACTCATAAAAAGATGTCAAGATAGGATAGATAATATTACTCATAATTCTTGGAGGCCAAATCTGGTTTCAGCAGAATATATCAATTTCGACACCTACAAACCATATAGGAGACGATATTATACAGATTATGTCGGTACAACCCCCCTATTGTTCCGTAATGTTCAGCAAATGTTGCGTATAGAATTGTGGCAAGGAGACGATTACAGAGAAATTGGCTCTGCTGAAGCCCGTATCAAAATACCAGATTCATTAGCCGGTGGTACTTTATCTGGTAAAATTATACTTTCTCCGGGTAATGGTACAACTGCTGAATTAAATATAGGTACTGCTACTTCTGCTTGGAGAGCAGATTTTGACAAAATTACTACCGCACAAAATCTTGCCGATTTAATCAACAAAGAAGATAGAATAGGAAAAACCGCATTGGCTTTTGAGCCAGCCTTTACTCTTGAAGGTAGTACTGATAATGTAGCAGTTCATAATGAGTTTTTGGCTACTGCTAATTCTGATTACGGTACTGGTATAGTAAAGATAAGTAGTATGAGACAAACAAAAGCGGGAGAAAGTTGTAGTATAGTTTGTACAGTACCGGGTGTGACAATTGAACAAACAACAAAGGCTACTGCAACTTTTGTAAGTATTGATTCGACCACTGTTACAATAAGTAAAGTAGACGAAGATGGCAACGTAGTAGATATACCAACATCAGCATTTGTAGAGGCAGGAGTAGTTCTTGCAAGTAACGGAAAAGCCTTTAGATATGCTGGAAAAACCGATACAACATTCCTTAATTGCGCTGATGTTATAGCAAATAGCCTAGATAATCTTTCAGGTACTACTCTTGAGCAAGACTCTTTTGTTGTAGATTTACAAGGAGGTAGTGCTAGTGGAGACCAAGGTAGATTGAGAGATTGGTGGTTAGACCATGAAATGGGAATTATCTATTTCAATAACTCATATCCTTTCTTTGAATGGAATGCTGTAAAAGTTTCATACATATATGGAGAGCGATATTTAGAGAAGGCTATAGAAGATATCTGTACTAAGATGGTCGCTATTGATTTATTACTTTCAGATGATAGAAGCGTGTTGATTCCTGAAGGTACACAAAATGTTGATTTAACTTCTAAAATCCAACTTTATCAACAAGATATTGATAGAATGCTTCCTAGATATATAGAGGTGGTGGCGTTCGTTTGAAGCCATCAAGAGAAACTAAAATATTCTTAAAACAAGTTAGTGATGCTTTTGCTAATGATGAAGAAACACAAAAACAGTTGAAAGAATTTATTTTACAAGACTCTGAATATAAAGATAGAATCAAAAGACAAGAGTACGGATTAGCACAAATAAAAGAAAACACCGATGGTAGTTTTGAAGATTTAGATGGTAATCCTGTTTCTGAAGAATATAAGAATACAGTAAACGAGTTTGTAGATAAAAGAATGCTTACAGAATCACCGGAGTTAAGAAAGAGTAATATTGAATACCGTGGTGGTTCTATTGTACCTGATACGACTTATTATTTGAGGGAGGTGGAAAAAATTGGTAGCGACGTGGCTAGAAGGAATAGATTTAGTAATTAAAACCCTGCAAGATAACTGGAATAGGGGTAATACTAACGGCATCAAACCGATAATAGTAGATATGGCTGAAACTGCTCCAGAGAGAGGTAAGCGTATAGATTTGAAAAAACATGATTATATTTTTGTTTTTGAGACAGCCCATAATGAAGAGACTCCAGAAATCCTTTATGATTTTGTAACTACTAGAATTAATATTACTTTAGACGCTCGTACTATGAAAAGTAGAAAGCAACAGCAATTGATGGAAAATGAAATCAGAAGATGTATCCATTTAGTAAGAAATGGCGACGGTGTAAATCATGATAGAATGGTTTACAAAACTCGTACAGATTTATCAGATAGAACCAAATTTATGTTCAGAACCACGTTTCAAGTAGAAGTAGTTATCTTTGCTGAACTTATCCCATGAGGTGTTAGTATGCCGAGCCGAGTGTATAAAGGAGATTTGACCGAAGTAACATTCGGTCATGAAAGTGGAATTGACCTACCCCATGACTATGCTTCATCTTTTCTTTTTAGAGCGAAAACAGGTACTCGTGATTTAGATAAAGATACTTCAATTATTACTTTCAGTGGAGGCACAGGAATTGTTGATTCTGGTGTTTTAAAAATGCCTATAGGAATGCTTGTGGGGTCAAAAATTGCTTTTACAAATCTTCAAGGTACTAATTTTTTAACTGCTGATGATTATATGAAATCTGGTAGAACATTCACAATCATCAAACACGCTGTGGTAAGTGGTGCTACAGAGTTAACCATAACTCCTGCTCTAAAAACAGACCATAGTAGCGGTAACAAAGATTCTGTAGCGAATGAGTTTATGCGTATTTTACCATTTTCTACACCTTCAATTGACACTAGCATGGCATACAACTCTAGTGCTCTTATTTCGAAAGAAAGAAGTCTAACAGACCAATTTGTAGGTTTAGTAAGTACAGTAACTTTACCTGAAACTAAAGTTGATTTGAAGAGGTATCATGTAGTAGGTTTGGGAAGAGATGTTGCTGTACAAGTACCCGGAAGATTTCTTAATTTGGATGGCTCTTTTGAATGTAATATTCACAACGCTAGATGGTTATATTATTGCCTTGGAAATGAAGCAACGAATGTTTCTGATGCTACAAAAGAAACAGGCGGTGCTAGTTTTATTTCAGCAGCGATAGAAGTTGGTGATTCTAGTTTTACATATTCTGGAGGCTCTAGCGCCCCAACTTTTGATTCAGTTCCTGTTGCTGCTGGTGATTACGTGATAATAGCCGATGAGAACACAACTGATATTAAAGTTCATAGAGAAACAGCAAGTGATGGTACTTGGCCCGCGCAAGGCGCTAATAGTATAATTTCTAAAGCAACAAAGCAAGAAGTAAGAAGAATAGTACATATTGCCCATAATATAGATTCAGGAAGAATATGGGTAGACGACCCATTTAATTTTGCACACGCTAACTCTACTTCTATAAAATTTAATAGATTTCAAACAGATTCATCTAATGGCTCACCTCACTTAACACCCTCTACAGGAAGTCTAGTAAACCCTGTAGAAAGATTAATTTTTAGTCGAACTACAGTACCTTCTTTTGCTATGGAAGTTAGCGTAAGAAGAACTGATGCAGATAGTGATGAAGGTACTTTTGATGGTGGGGTTTCTGATTCTAAACAATTAACTCGTGTATTTAGAGGTTGTAAAGTAAAGAACTTTTCAATGGTGGCAGATACTGATGCCGCATTACGTCTATCAGTTGATTTCGATAGTACATTAGTTTACACTGATACTGGTCGTCTTGAAGGAACAAAAGGTGATAGATACGACACTCACAGGTTGTTTGAAGATACTGCTAATAACGAAGTAAAAAGAAAAGAAGCGGGTATCGCAAAAAGAACACAAAAACCATTTATGTTCTATAATGGTACAATACAAGTTGCAGGTGTGCAATTAGGTCAAGTAGTTTCTTTCACACTAAATGGTAGCACAGGTGTACAACAATATTACACAATTAACGGCGCTCATATTGCAGACGCCGAGACAGACCAAGTACCATTTGCTGGAACAAGAAACGCTTCATTAGCAGTTGAGGGTAAAACCGAATATGATTTAGAAATGGAAATAATAGTGGACGACCCTGTATTTTATCATCGTATGAGAAGAGGTATAGACAATTTTGATGAAGATACTAGCGATACAACTGACGCTGATATGATTAGGCTTTCTTTCACAAAACAAGGCACAGGTTCTACTCGTGAATCTTTAGATATAGTAATTGATGATTATTATATTACTGAAGCCCCTCTTCCTATACCTGAAGATAAAGGGCCTCTACGTTCTGTTATGAAAATAATGCCTAAGAGTATGCATGTAATAGCGAAAGATACATTACTACACAGTTAAGGAGAAAATAATATGTTACCTGATGAGTCTCAAAGAATTGTTACTTTCAATAGAACTGATAAATTCAATTATATAGAATGGATGTGTGAACAAACAGGAATCCCTTTCAAGGCTGAAATGATGAGACATAGAAACCGTATTCAAATAGATGAGGTTTTTATGAAGTATCTACCTGAAGATATAGAACCTGAAATAGTGGAAGAACCTGAAATAGTGGAAGAACCTGAAATTGTACAGATTTCTAGACCAAAATCTAGAATGAGTAGACTAGGTGAAAGTGAAAGTGAAAGTGAAAAAGAAGAAACCACAGTGGTATTAGAAGAAGAAACACCTACTTGGGTTGAAGCCGCTTTAGAAGTTGAAGGAGTTGAAGAAATTGTTGAAGAACCTACAGAACTTGATACAGAAGATGGAGACAGCGAGGACAGTGACGTTGGAGTTGACGAGCATCCTGTGGTCGATATACAAGAAGAGGAAATAAAACCCCCTATACAAACAATTGAAGCAAGCACTATGTTTCAATCAAATGATTATAATTCGTGGACCGTGGTCGAACTAAGAGAGGAATGTCGTAAAAGAAACATTACCATTCGAGGTACAAAGGCCGAAGTCGTACTTCGCTTACGCCAAGACGATGAAGGTACACAAAGCAACCAAGATGACGTAACTGAAGCCCCCGTAACGCCCGTTACGGCTGTTGAAGAAACGTTGGATGCCCCCGTAGATACGGCTGCAACCGAGGTGGAACAAGATGCCAATAGTGGACAAGAACAGAATAATGAACCAGATGAATGAAAGACGACACGAAATACAAGTAGACCCAGATGATAG